GGCGATGCTCATCGTGGGCTGCTCATCCTCGTTGCCGAAAAATCTTTCGTTCCCGACCCCCAGGCAACGGGCACCCACCTGCCAGTCCTGCCGAAGATCTTCCAGCGAATAGCCAACGAACCGCTCACTGTCGATCAGTGGCGGTTCGTCGTCGTTGGCCTCTAGGAAGGCGTCAAAGCTCTGCCAGTTGGGTCGCTCGGTGTCCAAGCTGTACTCCATAGAGTCCGATGCAAGCGGCATCGATCCGGTCCTGGTTTCCCCCACACTTCACAGCGTACGCAGGGTAGGTCTCTTCTAACCACATTCGAACCGCTTCTTTGTTCGCGTTGCCCTTGCCCACCACCTCTTTCTTCCAGGTGGCGACCGGCACTGTGTATACGCTGGTATGCGTGTGCGTATCACCTAGAGTTGCCAGTACCGCGCCGAAGGTGTGGGCTACCTGGAGTGAGGCTTGGGTGCCTCTACCGATCAGGGGCTCTTCGACCACCACCAGGTCGGCTAGCCGTAGATAGCAGAAGCACCAGTCCGCGAGAGTGCGTAACTCCCGTGATCTGGTGCTTCTGGCCAGTTCCGCACTGGCTACGTTGGTCAGTACCCCGTCTTGGTAGATGCTGATCGCGGCCTTCCGCCCGCCGAGGTCCACCCCTGCGGTGATCACCGTTCCCGCACCTGGGGGTCTAGCTCAGGCTGGGACTTGTTCAGCCACCGCTTCCACTCCTCTGCTCCTCCACGAGTGGAGAAGAAGACCTCCACGGTCGTGTCATCCTTCTCGTACACCACCGAGTACCGGGGACCACTGCTCATGGCAGCAAGGATCTCAGACCTTCATCCCACCAGCGAGACGCACACAGCGTTCCGAGCAGTAGAACTTTCCCTGCCAGATCCAGTACGGGGAGTCGTAGCTGACTGATCCCCCGCACTTGGGACAGATCAGCTCAGCCTTGGACGCAGGGCCAGTGCCAGCTGCCACCACTCTGCTCCTCGTCGTGCTTGATGCGCTGGTCGAAGAAGATGCCGCTGGGGTTGAGTACCGCCAACCCCAGCATCTCGCCATCGGCCACGGTGACCACTGCGGCTCGGCACTCGGGCTCGTACTCCCCGCCTGGGGTGCCGTAGCTCTTGTAGTGAACGATGCGGCCTACGGTCGGTGCGGTCATGCGTACTCGCCTCCACAACAGTTGGTGTGATCGATGGTGCTTCCGGTGTCCTTCTGCGCCGTCTGCTTGGCTGGCACGGTGTCGGGGGCTTCCACGGTTGGATCGGTGGCTGTCCCCCGGACTGGCTCTCCCGAGGACTTGACCTCGTAGATGGCCTCCACGAAGCGGTGGCTGGAGTGCCCGCTTCGTCCCATCACCGACTTGGCGCTGACCCGCTTCAGCGACTTGTGGGTGCCGATGGCATCCACCTTGCGGCTGTCCAGGGTGTCGAAGGACGCCGGGGTCTTCAGCTCCTCGTAGACGCTGACCAGACCGTGATCGGAGAAGATCTTGGCCTTGAAGCCGGGGTACATGTGCTGCTTGTCGGCGTCTTCATCGATGTTGAAGTCACCGGTCCAGAACACCAGGTCACCGGCCTTGGCTCGCGCCTCGATCAGCTTGGCCATCTGGGTCAGGTGGTTCTTCACCGCCTCCAGCGTCTTGTGGTCGCTGTGCGGGTCCGTCTTCACACTGGGCATCCCGTTCGCCTCGACATGGGCGTAGGTGCGCGTGGTGTAGACGTAGGTGGAGTCGCCGGTGTCCAGGTGCTGAAGGTGAGCCTCGGTGATCTCCAGACCCAGGAGGTTCTTCTCCGGGGACCAGAGCTTGTGGATGGTGCTGCCCTGGTGCCGGTACACGCTCTCGTTGAACATGATCAGGTTGGACCGGTCCACCGCAGTGGCTCGTCCCTTGGGCAGCGCCACCCCGTAGCCAGCGATCTTGCGCAGATCACCCAGTACCGCTGAGGTCTCTTGCAGACCCCAGATGTCGGGCTTCATGTTGGCAGCGATCCAGTTGGCGTCTGCCACCTGGTTCTTGGTGCCGCCCACTCCGTTGAGGTTGGAGGTCACCACGCTGACCATGTAGGTCTTGGTCTTGGGTGCAGGAGGCGTCGGAGTGTTCGGAGTGCTCTTCGGCTCCAGAGTCAGGTGGACGGTCTTGTGGGCATCCGCTCCCGGAGCCACATCGGTCACCCAGCTCTTGACCTTGGAGTCCTTGTCCGGGTCCCAGGCCACCCACATCAGCTTGTCGGTGACATAGCTGAAGCCAAGGTCATCGAACATCGCCTGGATGGAGCCACCCACGCGCTTGTCGGTCTGCGCCCAGTTCATGTCCCCGGCTACCCGAACGCGGTAGCCCTTCTTCTTGTCTGCGACCAGCGCATCCTTCAGCGTGGGGATCGCGTCATCACGAGTCACCCGCGCACCGATCACGTCGCGCCAGGTGCCGTCGTTGTCCTGGATCGCAGCGTTCTGGTGGACCGAGTAGTACACACGGTCACGAACGCGCACGCGGGTGTACCAGCGGTCGTGGGTGAGGTTGGGCTTGTCCGGGTTCTGCACTACCCGCCTGGTTAGCTGAACAGTGTCATGCTCGTCCGCCTTGCCCTTGGGCAGCACGATGGCCACCTCGCGAGCACCGTGCGAGTCGTTGCCGTGGTAGGTGGGACCCACGGTCTTCAGGTCATCGAGGATGCCATCGGCCTCGCAGACGAACGCCACGTCCACGTTCATCCTGTCCAGCCATCGGGCCAGAGCAGGACCCTGCTTGTTGCTACTCCCGTAGGCGTTGAAGCTGACCAGTGTCTCGGTCACGGCTACTCCTAGATGATCGCAGAGGAGATGGTGTTGGTGTTGATGTTGTTGCTGTTGATGCCGTTGGTGTAGATGATCTGGGACGGCATCCGGTGAACCTTGTCCGCAGCGCCCCGCAGGGTGGCGGCGATGATCTCGGGCGTGGCGGTCATGTGGTCCACGTCCACGACAACGATCTCCTTCTTGCTGGAGTACAGGTCGCCGGGACGCTCATCGATCTCGTCGGTGATGACAATGCTCAGCTTCATTCGGGGTTCCTCTTCAGGTACATGCGGACGGCAGCCTCGGAGATCCCGAGCTGTCGAGCTATCTGGACGTTGGCGTAGCCCTCATCGTGGGCCTTGTGAAGCCAGTAGGCGTACTGCTTCCTCAGTCTCTCCTGCTGTTCGCGGATGCGCTTCAGCTCCGCGAGGGGGTCGATCACTTGCGACCGGCCAGTCGGTACTCCCAGGTGCCATCACCCAGGTACCGGCGCTCCACGATGTGACCACCGAACTTGGCCTTGCGCAGATCACGGATGCGGGCACTGATGCTGGCTTCAGGCTCGCTGGTGATCCGTCCGATCTCGTACAGCGTGTGCCACTTCTCGTCAGCCATCACCGACCAGACTCGCTTCATCTGGCGGTTGAGCCGGTCGTAGTCGAACTCAGCGTTGTAGGTCTCACCATCACGGTGGCCATCTGCCGGGGGCTTCATCCGCGCCCGTCCTTGATGTAGTCATAGAACTGCTTGGCCAGCGTGAGGATCTGCCAGGCGTTGGCGTGGTCGCCGCTTGCCCTCACCGCAGCGTTCAGGGCCGCAACCCTCATCTCTTGCTCACCCATCATCAGTAGGGCTCTCCTGCGTCTCGCCGCTGGTCGAAGAGCAACTGTTCCTGGGTCAAGCGGCGGGACCCCAGGTCGCTCATCTTCTTGCTCATCTCAATGAAGGATCGAAGGGCTCCGGTCCGTACCCGGTAAAGAGCATGACCTCGGATGACGACTCCCTTCCGCTCCTGCTCGTGGATGAGCATGTCGATCTCGCAAGCTCGTGCGTAGTACGCCGTAGCGATCTCAGCGAGAGACAAGTAAGGAGACTCGACAGGAGGATCGACCCTGCCAAGCAGTACGTCGCAGTAACCAAGGAGTTCCTCCGTGATCTCGTCCGGGCTGAGGAGGTCAGAGGCCACCGGGACCTCGGTGAGCTTCTGACCGAACTGGACATGGGTGGGTGCGGCTACCTCCAGTGGTTCACCAGTCCAGGGGTCCACTGGCTCTCGCTCCTTCTTGAACGGCACCCCGGTCACGTCCTTGTCGGGGTAGTCGTCCTCACGCTTGACGATGCGCATCAGCAATCTCCTCGGCGTGCTGCCAACTGTTGATCTTCAGACAGTGGGCGCGGAACGGGCAGCCCGCGTAGCGATAGCCAGCCTTGGCCTCGCACTCATCGAGGGGATCGATCAGCTCCTTGCCTGCGATCTTCTTCCACAGGCCGTCGTTGATCACCTCAATCTCGTCCAAGGGCAGGTCATCACGGGTCAGGACGAACTCCTTGAAGTCCTGGGTGTCCTTGTTCTCGTAGATGAGCACACCTTGCTCCGCACCAGTGGTGAGCACGTAGGTGCCGACCTGGAACGGGTGGCCACCGAGCGGACCGAAGGTCATCACCCGGTTGAAGCCGTTGGAGTTGGTGGACTTCAGCTCGATCACCGAGTCGTCGTACGCGATGCCGTCCTGAGTACCGCTCAGGCCGTAGTCGTTGCGACCCACCGGTACCTCGGCAGCCTTCATCCAGCCCTCGGTGAGCCCAGCCATCTGCCAGCGGATGTGCATGAACGTGCCGTTCTGGAAGATGCCCGCCAGCTTGGGCGAAGGCGGCAGCTCGGGCATCCCGATGAAGGTGAACTGCTGCTTGCGCCTGCACGAGCCCAGCGAGGACGCGCTGATGGTGCCCCTGCGGTCTCGTGGCTTGGCCTGGGCCTCCAACGCCTCGACAGCGAAGTCCAGCGCCTTGTCGGAGTAGACCGGGTTGGAGTTCTCGCTCAGCCACTTCTCGTGACGTGCGGATACCACCAGGTCGGTGTCGATCCGGTACTTGGACAGATCCCCGAACTTCACACCTCCCACCCCTGCTCACCACAGCAGTTGCAGATGCGGAAGTTGGTCCACTCGTATCCGCGTAGTCGGGCCATCTTGTGGCCCCGTTGCTGGCACAACCAGCGCTTCCAGATCTTCACGTCTCTCCTAGAGGTTGAGCGCTCTCGCTGACTCGGATTGAACTGTAGTGCTTGTGATGCGGTGTGTCTAGGACTTCCAGCCGGTGCCGTGGCCGTATCCCTGGACCTGGATGAAGTTGGCTATGTCCACGTTCAGGTTGGAGGTGCCATCCCTGCTGGTGAGCGTGCCGACGTACCGCCCGAGCGTCTGCTGCTCGGTGTCTGAGATCGGCGTGCGGGCCGTGGTGACCACGAACGGCCAGGAGCCCCGGAGATCGTCGTGGGTAGCCAGCCAGGTGGTCAGGAACTCACGACACGCCTGGCCACCTTCATCCTTAAGTTCCGGGGCGAACACCCCGAACAGGCGCAGCTTGATCTTCTTGGTCTCATCGAAGCCTTGGTCGAGGATCACCGTGATGGTGTCACCGTCGTGTACCTCCACGACCTGTGCTCGCTTGTCCCACATGCGTCTCTCCTACTTGATGCAATCCATGGGGAAGGGTCGCTTGATCTGCACGTTGAGCCAGATTCGCTTCACTTCCTTCTTGTCTTCGTCCCAGGCCGGGAGGCCAGTGGACATGTCGTACGACTCGATCTCCAGGTGGTCTTCGTCTAGGAACTCCACCAGGGCGTCCCGAGGGATCGACATGGGGTTGAGGCCGTGCTCGATCACCCAGAGCTTGACCTCCCGCCATCGGTCCTTGTTCACCAGGTAGTAGTCCGGGTCAAGCCTGTGCATAGACCTCGGGCTCGGGCCATCCTTCTCGCTCATGCTTCTCCTCGCAGTCTCTAGCTAGATGAGTCACCGGATAGGTGAGGCGGCAGCATTGGCACGTCCATGGTTCGGATGTGTCCGGCGAGCCTTGGGTCCGACCCCGCGTATACAGGAAGGCCGTCCTCTCCTGTGGTGACATAGCCATTCATCATCAGTCCTGCCCGGTGGCCGTTGGGAGAGTGAGCCACTCTGTGGTGTCCGGGACACAGGGCGATCAGGTGAGCGGTCTCCCCCGCTGCATCCAAGATCAGACCTCCCCGTGCTCTTGTGAGCATGTGGTGGATCTCGATGGGCTTGCGCCAGCAGCGCGTCCACCGTCCACCGATACGAATCATGCACTCGCACCGACCCCAGGCACGGGCAACCACCTGATCGCGGACGCTCACAGGATCGAGTCCAGTGCGTGCTGTTCGTACAGCTTGCGCAGCACCCCGGTGAGCCCGTCGAGGCCCTCCTTGGCGTAGTTCTTGCCGCCGCTCACAGGTCGCGCAGGTACTCGTCGCACCAGATCTGCGACATCTGCGAACGGTCGGTCCGCTCTTGCTCCCACCACGGCGGCAGCAACCGTCTCTCCGATTCCGTCAAGAGACTGGAGACCGCGCCGGATGCTCGCAGTGCGCCGATCAACGGTGTAGGTGGCTCCGCTGACGTTGATGTCGGCTCGGCTGATCTTGATCCCTCGCCTACGAGTAGCCGTAACGTAGCCGGGTTCCTTCTTTGGATCGCCCGCCGCCACAGCAAGAAGAGCAGCGTGGAACTCAACGCCGTGGTGAACAGCCAGCCAAGCACAGCGGTAAGCAGTAAGACCGTAAACCGTCGCGTGCGCCCGGTTGAAGCCGTACTCGCTGAACCCCTGGATCGACTCGTCCAAGAACCTCTTGTCCTCATCGCTCATCCCCATCTCGGTGGTCTTGTCATCGATCCAGCCCTTGTAGGAGGCGATCACCTCGGCGGCTGCTCCGATGTTCTTGTTCGACGCCTTGACTGCCTTCAGGAACTTGGTGAGGTTGTCGGCGTCCATGCCCAGGCCACGCAGGATGTCGATAACCTGCTCCTGGTACAGCATCACCCCGTAGGTAGAGGCGGTGACCCGAGAGACCAAGGCGTGTCGCTCGGGCACCTGCTCCTCCCGGTGCTTGCGGCGGATGAAGGCGTCGGTGCCTCCGCTGATCATCGCGCCGGGGCGGAACAGCGCCATGGCTGCGATCACGTCCTTGATGCTGCTCGGACGCAGCCGCTTCACACCCTTGGCCGAGGTGTAGCCCTCCAGCTGGAAGATGCCAGCGGTGTCGCCCTTGCGCATGAAGGAGAAGGTGGGTCTGTCCCCCAGCGGGATCTCCAGCAGCGCCGAGACCGGCAGGTCCAGGTTGTCCATGGTGCGGCGCAGCACGGTCAGGGTCTTGGACCCCAGCACGTCCAGCTTCACCAGGCCCAGTGCCTCGATGTCGTCCTTGGAGTACTGGGTGACGAAGCCGCCACGGTTCATGTAGGCCAGCGGGACCAGTCGGTCGAACTCCTCCTTGGTGCTGGTGATCACCACGCCCGCCGCGTTGGTGCCCATCCCGGAGAACAGGTTCCGGTCCGAGAGCCGGTAGAGCATCTTGCGGTCGGCCTCGGGGATGTCCTCCCACTTCTCGATGGGGTTCTCCCGGTGCTTGTTGCGGCTGAAGTACCGCTTCAGCAGCGAGCCCTTGTCCTCACCCTCGTCGTTGTCCATGCCGTAGGTGGCCCAGGAGCCGATCTGGTGCGCCGAGAACCGGGTGTCGAGCATGTCGATCAGCTCCTGACGCCGGTCGTGGGCGATGTCCAGGTCGATGTCCGGGGGCTTGGTGCGGTCCTTGGACAAGAACCGGTCGAAGCGCAGGTCCCACTTGATCGGGTCCACCTGGGTGATCCCCAACAGCCAGCACACCAGGGAGCCAGCGGCAGAGCCACGGGTCTGGAACGGCACGCCCTCCTCGGTGAGCCAGTCGGTCACCATGGCCACCAGCATCATGTAGCCAGCCATGTCCGACGCCTTGATGGTGTCGAACTCCTCGGTCAGCTTGTCGATGTACTTGGGCGTGTAGAGATCCTTCGCCGCCAGCGCCTGCCGACAGCGATCCTCCATGGCCTGCTGCGGGCTGGCTACGACTGCGGGGACCGCGTAAGAGTAAGAGTCAAGGACCGGGATTCGGAGTTCATGGCGAGCGAGGAGATGGTCCAGTCCTTCCAGTCCTCGCGCAAGCCGATGGTCACGGTGATGGTCTCTGATCCAGTCCTCAGTTCCGAACTGAAAGCCATCACCGGGGAAGACTGCATCGTCTGCTTCGGGTCCGAAGGCGACGAGTCGTTTGAGGGCCTCGTGGTCACTCTTGTCCTCAGGCTCTAGGTAGTGCGAATCCTGCGTGATGACCACAGGAAGTCCCATGCGATCCGCAACATCCACAAGTTGATCGGCAACGAGATCATCGCACCAGTGATCATCGTGATCGATGTGATGGTTCTGAATCTCGACGTAGACCGACTCGGGGAACCATGACTCCAGCGTGGCGAGGTAGCGCTCAACTGCCTCATCCCCCTCGTTGACGAGGGTCTGCACCGCGTAGCCGAAGTAGCACCCGGTGGTGATCGCCAGACCCTTGGTCCGACCATCGTCCGCCAACTGAGCCAGGGTTGTGAAGTCCACCAGCGGCTTGTGGAAGTGCTGCTGGTGGCTCACCGTGGACAGCCGCACCAGGTTCTCGTAGCCCTCGGTGGAGTACGCGACCACGCCCAGGTGGAACCTGGACGCCTTCTTGTTCTTGTCGGCGTAGTCCTTCTTGTGCTGCGAGATGTCGGGCACGAAGTACATCTCTGACCCAGGGAAGGGGGCCAGACCATGCTTCTTGCACGCCTGGTACAGCTCCACGCTCCCGGCCATGTTGCCATGGTCGGTGAGACCTACAGCCTTCTGGCCCAAGGCTGCGGCCTTCGCCACGATGTCAGACACAGCCGGGAGCGCGTCGTTGTTGGAGTACCGCGAGTGCGTGTGGAGAGACCACCAGCGAGGCGTCCGCTGGATCTGCATCCGCCGCTTCGGCGTCCGTACGATCTGCATGAGGAGAACCTAGCATGTGATGTAGTGACTGAAAAGGGGACAAAAGAAGGCGAGTGGACCCACATCACACTCGCCTTCTCGCTGAGACGGCAGGATTCGAACCTGCGACCACCCGATTAACAGTCGGGCGCTCTGCCAGCTGAGCTACGTCCCATTGGCTGACCCCCGCACCACGGGCGGATCACATGATGCGGGGGTCGTCCGGTTCTACTGGTCGAGCAGCCAGTCAACCACGGCGTTGGTGGTCTCCTCCAGGTCGTCGGGCAGGTCCATGCCCTCCTCCTTGGCCACCACGACGATGCGGTCGTACGGGAGGGCACGCAGCTCCTCCTCGGTCCACACCTTCGGCTCCTCGGCCTTGGGAGCGTCCTCGGCAGGACGAGAGGCCCACTCGGGCTCCGGGTCCTTGGCCAGAGGAACGCGGTCCTCCTGCATCTGCTCGGTGGTCGCTCGCTGCTGGGCAGCGATGCGCTCCTTCAGCGAAGAGCGGGCCTGGTCCTGCTCGGCCTCGTCCTTGTTCTGCATGGCGGCGTCGGGGTTGCCCCACGCCTGGTCGTACATGGAGCCCAGGATCGTCTCCACGTCCTTGAACTTCGGCTTCAGCGCAGCGATGTCCACCGGGATCTTGTCGCCGCCCTCCACGTCGTAGTCGGTCTTCGTGGAGCCGTCCGCGTTCTTGGTCTGGAGCTTGAACACGGTGTAGTCACGGTCGGTGACGGTGCCGATCCGGTTGGCGCGGTTGGCGAGCTTGTCGGCCACGGTCTTGGGGAGCTTGTAGGCGTTGACCCACTCACCCTCCAGCACCTGGACGGCGATCTTCTTGCTCGCCTTCTTCATCTTGTCGTTGTTGCTGGTGCAGCCGGGGCAGGTCTTCCGGTCGCGGGTGCAGGGGAACGGGTAGCCGTTCGGGTTGAAGTGCTCCCAGTAGTCGATCCACTCGTTCGGCTCCTGAAGGAGACGGAAGGTGGTCTCGGCTCCCTTGAAGTACCGCAGGTAGTCGGAGCTACCGGTGGTGGTCTCTTCCTCGGCGTCCGGGTTCCAGGTCTGTCCAAACTTCATTACTTCACTACTCCTCTGACTACTGCAACGGTGTCGTGGACTGCGGTGATGGCCCCTTGATTGACGAACCCGATGGCTCGTGCGCTGGCCTCTTCAGATGTCTCTTGGTTGACCTTGGTGGTGGTCTCGTAGCGGACCCACGAGGACTCACCACCGATCTTGATCTCGTGAGTCACCGCGACGGTGATCGTGTCGCCCTCGCGGATGAAGTGTTCGCTTCGTTTGGCTATCTTCACCTGATCTGCTCTGTCTTCTGGTTGGGATGCGGACCGGCTCCCGTCTCACTCTGGAGCTTGTCGCGCTGGTTGAAGTACGCCTTGACCTCCTCCACGTCCTCGGGGGTGAACAGGTAGATCACCAGCTTGCCCTGCTTCGTCGCCTTCGACGGGGCCTTCACCCGAGGGGTCCGGCACAGGCGACGGAGGGTCTCGATGTGGACACCCACCAACTCGGCGGTCTGTCGCATCGTCTTGAAGTCGCCGTCGAGGGAGTCGATGATCCGCTGCGCGGGTGAGATCCGGGTCTCCCCCTTGATCTCGTCAGCGTCATACACCTGCGGGTTCATCTGCTTCTTCCTTCTCTCGATAGGTCACGTAGGTCTTGCCTGGTACCAGCTCTACGAACCTCGCGACGACGTGCGGATCGACCACACCATCGGACATGGCCTGCTCCAGCGCCTTCTTGTCCAGCTTCTTCACCGTGAACTTGTCGTAGACCTTCGCGGTGAGCGCCTTGCGCAAGCCCGACTCGTTGATCTGGTTGGTGGTCCGCTGGGTGTAGGTGGCAGAGAACTTCTTGCCCTCCGAGGAGAGCGTGAGGTTCTTCCGCTGGTGCTTGGCCATGACCGCCAGCAGCTGAGTCTCGGCCTCTTCTACGCGGCGGATCGCTTGATCCGCATCCCGCTTCGCGTGGACGTAACGGAGGAGGGCTTCTTGCTCTTCGCTGTCGATGTTTCGTGCGATCTGCATGACGGAGACTCTATACATGCACTGTTGGTCAGCGCAAGTACGTCATGCACAACATTTTTCAGGCGTGCCGGTCCGATCTCGTCCACGTCCTTGCCCCAGGAAGCGGGCCAGGTGATGCGGGACACGAGCCGGTGCCGCATGGCCTGCTCCACGTCTCGGTGAGCGCGGTAGCCAGCGTCATCGTTGTCGAACGCGGTGAACACGTAGTCGGGGTCGATCCGGTCGATGAGGCGCACCTGCTCCGCACCAAGTCGAGAACCGTAGATCGCGAACGCTTCCACTCCGACGTTCCATAGGGCGATGGCGTCCAGGGCTCCCTCCACGAGAACGACGGCAGTTCGTCGTACAGGGCTGTAGTTAAAGAGAAGCCGCCCCACGTCGATGCCCTTGGGATAGAGGTACTTGGGACCACCATCAGGTTGTAGGCGGCGGCGAACGACTCCCAGGACTGCCCCATCCGTTCGACGTAGGGGATAAGTGACCGCATCTGCTGCTGGGTCAGCACCAAGGCGGAAGTGACGCGCCGCATCGTCTCCAACACGAGCGGTCCAGTAAGGGTGGACGGGTCCTGCGTCCCAGCGGGCGAGCCAGGCTTCGGGGTAGACACGCTTCTCCTCCAGCTTCTCGGTGAACCACAGCTTCATCTGGAGGTAGTCGGGCTCCATCAGGGCGTCCTCCCCGGTGAGACCACCGTGAGCGCCGCAGGTGTAGCAGACCCACTTCTGCTTGATGATGTTGAGGCTCGCGGACGGACGGCTGTCGCCGTGTACCGGACACAGGAAGGTGCGCTCGGTGCCGTGGCCCTTGGTGATCGCCTCGGACAGCGTGTGTGCGTAGTTCACCGCTTCACCCGTTCGATCAAGTTGTCGAGGAGTGAGAACAGGCAGAACAACCCAGCGATCCCGAACGGGGTGATGTGTACATCGTGGAAGAAGAGCCACGCGCCGAACTCGTGGAAGAGGTTCACCGTTCGCACCGGCAGAAGTACTTGCACTCGCAGGAGATCGGCTCGGTGTTCCGCCAGTGCGGTCCCCGGTGATCCGAGTCCTCCTTGCACCGCTCACGCCCGAAGAGCGTGTCGCTGATCGCTCCGCAGATCATGAGCGGACGAAGTAGTGGTGAACACCGTCGCAGCCGACGATCTGGCAGGTCCAGACGCCACTGGAGCGAAGCTGCTCGTGGTGGCAGCGGGCGTCGATGTTCGGCTGGATCACGTTCAGGACGATGGGTTCACTGCTCATAGCGACGGGCCTCGGCTTCTAGGGCAAGGGCATCGACCTCGGTGAGATCGATGGTTCGGTAGATTCCGGTGTTCGGGTCGAACGTGGTGGCGGTGAGGATGGAGGACTGGCCGTGCCGGTTCTTCTCCAGCGACAGGTAGGTGGCCACGTTGTGGGGCGCGGCTCGCATGGTGATCACCACGTCCCCGTCCTGGGCCAGAGCGTCGCTCTGAGACAGCTGGGAGATCTTGGGCGGGGCAGTGCCGCTGTCGCCCTCCCGGTTGATCTGAGCGGCGCACAGCATCCCGGTGTGGGCCGCTAGCCCGATCTCCTTCATCCGGTTGGAGATCTCTGCGGCCACCCGCCAGTCCTTGATCGCGGGGGTGCCGTCCTCGGACCGCATCAGACCGATGTAGTCCACGATGTTCAGGTGGTAGTCCTCCGCGACCGAGGCCACCGTTCCCGGCGTCACGATGCCGTCACGCGGGGTGTGGATGTCGAGGTGGCCGTCCAGGCGCTCGTCCAACTCCGAGATGAACTGCTTGTACTCGTACATGTCCACGGTCCGCTCACGGATCGAGTTCATGGTGATCCCAGGGACCTTGAAGTGGGTGGCCAGCGCGGCGTGGAACCTCGCCCGGACCTCCATCTCGCTCATCTCCAGGGAGTAAAACTTGACCCGCGCTCCATCAAGGACAGCGCGGGTCGCGATGTTGCACAGGTGGGCCGTCTTGCCGTTGCCGGGACGGGCCGCGAGGTACCAGAGGTTGCCAGGCTTGATGCCTCCGGTGTTCTTCTGGATCACCCGGTAGGGCACCTCGACGCCCTGGTGGTCGTCCTCCCAGGTGTCGAAGAAGGTCAGGTCGGTGAGCAGCCGCTTCGCCTTGGGAGCGGTGGACCGGGGCTCGGCCTTGGTGAGTGTGGCGTAGGCGGCTTGGAGATCGCCCATGCCCATCAGGTCCACGGCCTCGCCCATGGCCTCGGTGAGCCGTGCCTTGCCGTACGACTTCAGCACCATGTCACAGGCGCTGCGCACGTCGGCGTGCTCGGAGATGGGGAAGGAGGAGAACTGTGCCCGGAAGATGTCTCGGGTGGGCTGCTCACCGTAGGTCTTGGTGTAGTTCAGCAGCCAGTTGTACTCGTCCTTGTACCCCCGGAAGTAGTTCGGGGTGATGCCGTAGGTGAGCGCCTCTTCGACGTTTCCTACGTTGATCAGTGCTGAGATGAGCAGGCTCTCGCCTGACGGCAACGCCATGGGCGGTACTCCGATCCTTGCGACGGGAAGGTGTCACGGACAGTAGTGCATGTGGTGCTTACGATGCAACAGGTTCGTACCGATGGGCACGATCCGGCCACACCCAGATGGCCCTGGTGTACTCATCACCGGGATCACGCAGCAGACTCAGGTAGTTGGTGGTCTGCGCGATGGTGACCTTGACTCCACCGTTGTGGGCGCATGGGCGGATGCGACCGTTCTTGTTGCACAGCGGGCAGTACCGTCGTGCGAACTTGCCCCGAGGGGCGTCGGAGTAGCAGGTCTTGCACGGCTTCGGCAGCGCGATCAGGTCCAGATCGACCGTCTCCAGCGGCTTCTGTGTGCCGCGTGCCGGGGCCTTGGTGAGCTGCGGGCAGTCCTCGACCTTGTGGAACACCACGGAACGGGATCGACGGAAGACCAGAGGCACCACTCGATGGTATGACCGTCTGCTCCAAAGAGAAAGCCCCCGTCCAGAGCGGACTGGGGGCTTTCTACGATCCCGTCGCGAGAGATCGAGCGCCATCTACACGAGGCACGGACAGGATGACACAGAACAACACCAGTCATCAAGTACCGGTAAGCACCGTACACAACCGTAAGCACGGTGTTGACACCTCGCCAGGAGGGTGTACGGTGATCTCACGTCGTCGCAGACGCCCGTCGCAGGGACTCAGAGCAGCCCGTCTACCGAGGAGGTACATCACCGGTCGAGATCACTCCCGAGGTACCTCATCCCAGGACGAACGTGGCACTGGGTGATCAACGAGCCGCGTTGCAGGATAACCGGGGCGCAACGGCTTCACGGAGCCACTACCCACTGCCCCTAAGGTCTGCCAGACACGTCGTGATGACGCTTCTGTCCGGATTGAGTGACCTGTAGGCGTTCTTAAAGGGTCAGCTATGCCCTAAGCCAAGATGTCTCTTGATGATGTTGTGGTTGTGTATGTGATGTGTTATAGTCTTCACATCAGCTCGATCTGCACCTCACCAACGTGAGATGGACCGAGCGAAGACCACAGATCCCCTGCCAAGTACCTGTCCAGAGTGACGGCGAAGTACAGGAGGATCACCGGTCTAACCCAGTCAGATGACGACTCTGGGGAGAAGTAGCAGTGCTCCAGGAATCATGCCGAACCTCTCGTCAAGGAGTGATCCAGCTAGGCGACTCGTCCTGGAGAGATGCCCTCAACCCCCAGAAGAACGCCCTAACCACGGGAAACCTGGGGGTTGTTGTGTGTATAGAGTGTTTGTGGTACACTTATCTCAGTTGACGGGAGAGGACTGTCTCTAGCAGGGACAGCAAGTACCCAGAGGCTTGACCTCTGGCGAACTGGACCCCATCAACTGCGGAAGCCCCAGAGGTAACACCTCTGGGGCTTTTTGCATGTCCACACCACGTCTGAAGGAGACAGACATGAGCAAGGCGATCAAGAAGGGGCTGACCTGGAAGACAGGCATCCTCTTCGTGTTGCTGTGCGTGATCATCGGATCACTCGTAGGAGTGATCGCGGACAAGGCATCTGCCATGTGTCCAGATGGTCAGTCCAGCTGCACTGGCACTGTCCACACTCCCCGTGAGGGAGTCCGAAAGTTCAAGCACCATCACCTGGGACACGCACCCAGGAACATGCGCTACAGCGCGAAGGCCAAGCGAGTCATCCTGGACAAGCTGATGCACTTCCAGCGTGCTCACCGAACCACCATTGGTGATGGTGGTTCCCTCACCCGAGCACAGATGTGGCGCAACTTCACCAGCCACGACAACTGCTACTTCAAGGTCAGCGGTTCTTCCCCGAGTACCTCTGCCTGGACCTGCGATGGTCCAGTTCGTGCGTTCCCGGACAACGCCAACTGGACCAGGGATGACGTGAAGGCCGTGTTCTGCGGTGGTCTCGCTGGCGTCGGCGTCGGTGGTGCTATCGCTACTGGAGCTAGCTCTGGACCCGGTGCTCCTTGGGTCTGGGTTGGCATCGGAGCCGGATGGGCTGCCTGTCAGTGGCAGAGCAAGTTGGAAGACATGGCGGGCAACTGATGGACGATCTGACCTGCCCCCAGTGCGGCAACACCGACCAGAACCTGTTCTTCGGCATGGAGATCCGTGGTGTCTACGACGGGATTCTGTTCTGGGTCTGCCAAGCCTGTGACCACGCCTTCCCTCGTGGTTTCAGCGCCCCCTACCAAAACATCAAGTCGGCCACTTACGCGGCCAAGTACAACGAGGAGAAGACGAAGTGAACGACGACAACGTGCGTAGCTACTCCAACGCCCAGGAGATGTTCGACGCCATGGCTACCCGTGAGCTGGCGGCTGCTCTGGAGGTCGTGGACAAGCAGCGAGAGGTCACCTGGGGAAGCTACTTCTTCAAGCCGGTGACCACCTCGACCGAGACGATCTACGTGTTCGCCAAGTGCGACACCCTGGACGACATCGTGCAGGGCGAGGTGAACGCGGGCGCTGACTCCGACGAGATCGACTACTACAAGCGCCACTACACCGACATGCACCAGCGCAACTACCGGCGTGGCTGGCACTACTCGGTGGTGGTGCCGGACGGTGAGTACGGTGACTCCCACCTGGTCTCCATCTGGCCGATCACCGAGGCCGACTTCGAAGAGGCCAAGTCGCTGGGCTGGACCCCCTCCGAGTCGCTGCTGGCTCGGGTCCGACACGAGATGGACGAGGCGAAGTCGTGAACCGCGTACAGGAGAGGGCCTCGCTGCACGAGACCACCGTGCAGAAGATCGCCAGCGGTGAGGTCACTCCTCGCCGTCGTCGGCGTAGGAACGTCACTACCCCGCCCGTGGTGAACGCCTGGGAGACCAAGCTGGAGAAGATGGTCCACGCGGCTGTCCTCGCCTCTGGCGCTCCTGCGAGCCACTGCCAGTACTTCCCGGACGGTTCCGTGATCATCTGGAACCACCCCGCTCCGTGGCCGGTGGTCCAGTGACCGAAGAGATGACCATCTCCCAGTACGACGTGGAGATGCTGCGCTTCCGCCAGAAGGAGAAGGAGCGCAAGCACGAACGAGCTGTCGTTCGTTGGAAGTACGCCTCGCTGGCGGTGGGGTACGCGGCTGCGGCTGTGGCCCCCATAGGGGTCGCCTACATCATCTGGATGGGAGTCCGTGGACCCTCGGCCCAGCAGGTGTTGGAAGACCAGCAGAAGAAGGAGTGCATCAGCACCCACGGCACTTGGGTGAAACTCGCTGACGGGGACCGAAGTGCCTACGGGACCTGTATCGCTGGAGAGGTGAAGCAGTGATGGGAGAGGTGGAGTTCGTGAAGAACTTGGCCAAGATCGCCAGGGAGGGCACCACCTGGCGGTACGCGCTGACCCGAGAGGTCTTCGACGGTGAGGACTTCTACACGATCCGTGAGGTCTACACCGGACCGAACGGTGAGCTGAGCTGGACCGATTCGGCCATTGCTCCTCGGGGTGACACTTGGATCGAGGCGGTGAACGACATCGCTCTGATGACCAGGGCGATGACCGAACCGATCCTGGACATCTCCATGGACCCGCCGATGTGGGTCCCGGTGCTGGTGAACAAGCGGCGGGAGCGGATCGCCAAGCAGATCCGCGAGGAAGCGAAGGCCATGGCTGAGGAGGACGCCGATGGATGACGATCTGTTGGAGGTCATCCTCACCACTCTGGACACGCACACCCGCAAGGTCAGGGACGTGCGCACCATGGGTGTGTCTCTGGACATTCACTGCCTCTGCGGCTGGACCCACAAGGACCAGTTCATCCAGAACCCGCAGATCCACCGCCGTCACGTTGCGGTGGAGGTCTACGAGGCGGTGGCGAAGTACCTGGATCTGCCCGAGGATGTCGCTGCTCGCATCGACGTGTCCGAAGAGGGCAAGGTCGCGGTGAACCTGAAGGACGGCATGAGCGGTGGAAACTTCGCCACCATGTTGCGCACCATCGCCACCGCCTTTGAGAGCGGAGAGATCAGGAGGACCCAGTGAGCCTCAGCTTGGAACAGATCATCCAAGCCGCGATGCAGCAGGCGCGGGAGACGATGGTGGAGCGGTGGAAGACCGGCGAGGTGACCATCACCGAGCTGGTGGAGACCACCGGGCTGGGTCGGCAGACCGTGTACGACCGGCTCACCAAGGCCGGGGTGTACACGCCCAAGTCCACTCCCAAGGGACTGAAGGAGAAGTGCCAGCGCGATCACGACATGGAGGAGTGGGGCAGGCCGATCAAGGAGGGCAAGCCCTGGCGCTACTGCCTGTTGTGCAAGCGCAAGCGTGATTCGGAGTCGCTGGCTCGTAGGCGCAAGCGTGAGGCTGAGGCCAATGAGTGAGCAAAAGAACGAGTCAGCGCACAGTGGGCGTCCGCTCGGTGCGGCGTCAGGTGGCGAGCCGGGATTCTGGGACAGGCTCGGTTACGACGACGGCATGATGCCCGCCCACCTGCCGATGGGCGTGAACGAGCGCGGACAGGGGCCGGAGGACGATGCGGACGCCTACTGCTACGTCTGTTGGTGCGGGAACCCCGAGTGCCCCCTGACGCTCGCGCTCGGGCATGCATGGAAGTCGGGCCGACGCAGCACTCCACCCGGTGAGCCCGGTGACTGAGGAGGAGATCCGAGATCGGATCAAGACCCTCAATCTGGCCAAGTGGGCGGGACGAGCCACCATCGTCTGGGGAACGATCTGGTTCTTCGGCCAACTCTGGCTGTTCTGGGAGTGGCGACACACCTACAGCCTGCTCATCGCGCTGCTGCACGCTGGCCTGGTGGCGTGGATCGAATCAATGGTCCGCAATGCCAAGCGCCGAATCGCGAACTACGAAGAAGACCTACGTGTATTGCATGTAGAGCGTAGTTTGTGATAGACTCAACCTAGTTGACGGGAGAGGTCTGTCGAGAGCGCCTCTCCCGTCAACGCATGGCCCCAAGTGTTGTCCCCCGACACTTGGGGCCTTTTGCATGTCCGGGGGACGCGCCGAGGGAGATCGGCACGCACTATCCAGGCGATCAAGGAGAGAACAGTGAAGACAATCACGATCACCATCCCCGACAACGACCTGACTGCTGATCAGTTCGCTGACTTCGGAAACGCACTGTCGCTGCTGGCGCACGCGATGCTGCCCGAAGAGCTGTGGGAGATCGATGTCGTGGACAACACCGTGCCCGACGAGGTGATGACCGAGCGGCTCAACGCCAGCGCCAAGCGCTACGCGGACCAGAGGCTCTGGAGCACCGTGACGGGCGGCGAGACCGCATGAACGAGACCGAGTACAAGGTGCTTCCCAAGAGCACCTTCGTCGTCCTGGTCACCATCCCCATCCTGATGGGCTTCTGCCTGGCGATGGTGTTGGCGCTGATGGTGATGCAGCACCAGGACAAGAAGAACGCGGAGCCGTGCATCAAGAACGACGCTCCGTTCATCAGTGGCCGGATCACCGAGTCGCAGTACGAGCTGGAGGGATGCTGAAGTGAACAACTACACGACGGCCTCTCGGCACGACGCGGAAGAGTTCGCGACCACCCTGAAGGCTGCTCACCTGACGTGTCGCACCTACGGGCACGCACCGAAGCCCTCCCACGTCTCCATCGTGATGTTGGAGGGGAGCACCAAGAAGTACTACGAGCAGACCCTGACCTGCCGCAACCGCTGCGGCGTGATCTGGCGTCTGCTCATCGACATGACCACCGGAGTGCAGCTGTACCGAAAGGCTGACTACTCCGGAGCCAAGGGCTACTTGGCAAAAGGCATCGGCCGCATCGACGCGGACGGTAAGGGAGCGATTCGGCTGGAGGCCATCGCTCGCAACTTCACAGAGGAGACTGAGTAACACATGGCGATCATTCAGAAGCTGGTCTGCGACGGGCACCTGCAACTCGACCCCCAGGAGGAGGTCGAGGGCTACACCCTGCCCCCGCTGATGACCATCCACGGCATGAGGGTCATCGACCTGTGCAACGACTGCCAGAAGACGGCACCGTACGCACTGGTCATCGACCTGGCCACCGAGTTCGGTCGTGAGGTCGAGACCCGCACCTCCAAGGCCAGCGCGGGCGCGATCCCGGAGCACCTGCGCAGCCAGTGCAGGTTCTGCTCCCGCAACGACTTCAAGTCGCAGGGTCGCAAGATGCACGAGCGCCGGTCTCACCCCGAGGAGCTGGCGGCGCTGGAGGCCCAGGAGCGAGGCACCGAGCCCGGTGACCTGGTGGGCGAGGGTCTCACCTACGGCACCGCCCAGGAGAACGCGGACGGCTACCACTGCGAGGCGTGCGACCGCATCTTCGACAACGCCTCGGGTCTGAACGGACACAAGCAGTCCAAGGCCCACAAGGACAACGTGGCCGCGCTCGTCTCCTGATCCACTAGCTGAACAGAGGCCCCGTGCCTCTCACGCTCGGCTAGACGTAAACCGGTCGCTGAGTAGATCGCCGCTCGACGGCTGTCTCCAGCGTCTAGCCGAGTTTGTGAGGTACGGGGCCTCTGCGTCTTCTGAGGAGGAGACATGGACAAGCTCGACAGCGTTTTCGCAGCACCGTGCCCGGAGTGTCATGCACTTCCCACCGAGTCGTGCAAGAGCAACAGCGGCTACTACGCCGGGGGCTACACGCACCAGGCTCGGATGCACACCTTCAACGGCATCAACACGGGGATCGAGATGGGCTTCACCCAGGCCATCGAGATCCTCACCAGCGCCAAGGCTCAGTTCACCCACGAGCTGAAGGCAGCGGGGTGATCTTCGCCGTGTCGTCCGAGCACCCGGAAGCCTCCGCGAAGATCGCGGAAGATGCCAAGAAGACCTTCTACACCGGCATGGACAACTCCATCCGGTACAAGACCAAGGTGCTCGCCAAGGAGCACAACTCCCAGGCCGTAGCCGAGATGCTCTTCGACTACGGCACGTACCTGGAGGTTCGGACTGAGGCGTTCGACTACCTCCCTGAGTCGAAGCCGACCAGTCGGACCTTCGGCCCCCTGGCTTCTCGGTAACTACCAGAAGCAGGGCGGGCTTCGTATCTCGGTACAGAGGGGGACCGAGAAGTGGGGGACACATCGAAGCCCGCCCGTCCAGCAACACCAACCACCAACCGAAAGGGTCGCTATGACCATCATGCAGGACCAGCAGGACACGAACCAGAGCACTCTCCACGTCATGGACTCGACCGGTGACTCGCGGTTCATGTGGACCCCCGGCAACGCGGACGAGATCGCGGGGGCCAGGGCTCAGTTCGACGCGCTGAAGAAGAAGGGCTACCTCGCCTACACCGTGGACGAGGACGGCGCGAAGGGCGAGGTCATCTCGGAGTTCGACCCGGAGGCTGGGGCCATCATCATGGTGCCCCAGCTCGTCGGCGGCTGATGCCACCGAGCTACTCCACTGGGCACTACATCCCGGTTCAGAACACCCAGTGGCAGCAGTGGTACATGACCACCACGTCCACCACGATCACTGGCAGCTACTCCAGTCAGTGGGTGGACAACACCTGGAACTCGTGGTGGAACTCAACCACGAGCACCTACGCTCCTACCCCCGCTCCTCGGCCAACCGAAGAGGAGCTGGAGGCTCGACGCCAGGAGTACCGGCGTCTGGACGAGGAACACCGCCAGCGCATCCGTGAGAGGGCTGCCAGGGAAGAGGAAGCACATGCTCGCTCCCTGGAGCTGCTGAAGCTGGTGCTCACCGCCGAGGAGTACGCCGAGTACTCCGAGGGAGACGGGTTCATCCGGATCACCGGCTCTGCTGGTGGTCGCTACGAGATCCGACAGCGCGGCTACGAGGGCAACGTCTCGCAGCTGGACGAGATGAACGAAGAGGTCATGCGCCTCTGCGCTCATCCTCGTCAGAACTACGGCCAGGAACTGCCTCACGGTGACATGTGGGTGGGTCAGATCCTGGCGATCAAGACCGACGAGGAGCACTTCCTCGCCACGGCCAACGTCCACTGGCGTCGGCCAGCACCACGCAACCGGAGCAACTTCCCGGTCGCTGCATAACCACCAGACGGAGGAGGGTCAGGGTCATAGGCACCCCCGCTTACCTGGCCCTCCTCCCCTTACTAGGAGAGACATTGGCAGAAGAAGACGGCATCTTCAGCTTCGCCTTCGGTGGCGACGACATGCCTGACGGGTTGGAGGCCCTCCTCCGAGGTCTGGCCCGCAAAGCGATGGACACCGGTCTGGCGCACGACCCGACCGAAGACAAGATCATGCCGTCCAAGGAGCAGCTGAACATCGCTCCCGGTGACTGCGTGGCTGTGATGCACATGGACCACGGCGTGGACGAGGAGTTCTGCATCGCGGAGGTGCTGTACCCCGAGCAACACGCTGAGACGTACCCCGACTGGGAAGACCGGCTGCTGAAGAGCTTCGTGCTCACCCGCTGGTACACCGGACACAACCTGCACGGGAAGGTGGGCTGGATTCCCCGTGCGCGACTGATCCTGGTGGATCGAGATCACTTCGATGAGATGTACCAGTGGCTCACCGATGGCCACGACATCACCGGAGTGCCGCCCACTTGGCTGGTGATCCGCTACGCAGAGGCGATGGTGGGTCACGCGGAGGCCAATCACCAGCTGCCCAACCCCATCCGCTGTCCGGAGTGTGAGTCCCCGGCAGTGATCGTGACCATCCACAAGTCGATGGACGAGAAGTACACGATGGGGATCAAGAAGGAGGGCCAGGGCAAGGAGTGGGGCGAAGAGACCCCGTTCCACGTCATGGTGCCCTACACCAAGGACTACGCCGTACACGCCGACATCGAGTGCAAGGCGTGCGGCTACGAGGCTCGTCTGCCTGACGAGATCGAGATGTTTGGCTGAGGTCTTGTGGTGTATACAGTGTTTGTGATACACTGATCTCAGTTGACGGGAGAAGTGTGCCCCCGTCAAGACGAGAAAGCCCCTGTAGATCACCGAGGTGGTCCGCAGGGGCTTTCGTCGTTTCCGACCCAAGCCACCCGGTGGATCGGTTGGAACCCGCACACGCAACCAACAGAAAGGTACGGACCCATGTCTACTGCACCCGCAGAGACGGCCAGGGTCACCGAGACCTACGAGGTCACGGTCGAACCTGCTGCCAAGGTGAAGGTGAAGAAGCCCAAGCGGCGTGCCCGCTGGGCTGCCTGGTGGCGCAAGCAGTGGAGCAAGGCCAAGAGGTTGGCCAAGCGTGCCGCTGCTGCGATCCGCAAGGGCGCTAGCAAGACGGTCGAGACCGTCAAGACCGCAGGTTCGACTGCGGTCACCTGGATGCGTCGAGGCGCATCCGCCGCTGGACGCGGAGCCAAGGCCGTTGGCCGCAGGCTCTACTGGAGTGGAGCCACCGTTGGACGTGGGCTGGGCAGGATGGCCCGTTTTTTAGGACGTTCCGCTCGGACCTCGGCTCGGGGTACCGGGAGGTTCCTCGCACGCACGACCGGGTGGACGCTCCGGTCGATTAGCTGGATGTTCCGTACCGTTCTGGACTCTCTGTTCCAGATCTCGTTCGCTGCCTTCGTCGTCTCGGCGGTAGTGATGATGTTCCTGGCCTTCTCCCACGACAAGTACGAGGAGAAGGTCCACCGTCACGCGGTGGCTGCATCTCGCGGTCACTCCGTGCCGAAGAAGGAGAAGACGACCACCCGCACTCAGGCTGGGTGGATCGCCAACGACATGGCGAACCGGATGGGCGAGTGGGAGCAGCCGCACGGCAAGCACGCTGCCGCTCACGCCGTCGAGACCGCGAAGGTGACCCGCACGACCGAGGTCGAGCCGGGTGACATCGTGGCGAGCGACGACGAGTCCATCCACGCCATGGCTGAGGAGCAGGAGGAGCCCACCGAGCAGTGGACCTACACTTCACTGCCCTGGGAGGCGCGGGAGAACCTGTGGTTCTCTCGGACACCTGACCTGATGGGTGTTCCCGACGACGCCAGCGACTCGACGCTCGGGACGCTGCTCGACTACCTCTACAACATGGACCAGCCGTCCGACATCCTCTCGATGATGGACCCGGTTCACATGCCTCTGGTCGAGGCCAGGCAGGACCTGAAGGACAACGAACTCTTCCAGGGCAAGTCCTACTGGAAGGGTCGCCAGGAGGCCAGGGGATCACTGAGGATTCCGATGCTCCAGGCGGACTGCACCCAGGGCTGGGATGAGGTCAAGCGGTCGCTCCGCGAAGCCTCCAAGGCCGCTTGGGCGCTGCTGGACCGTCATGTCCAGCCCGAGTACCAGGCTCGTCGCTACCACCGGTCGAGCCTGAAGCAAGGCTTCGAACACCAGACGGAGTTCGAACTGAAGCGCTTCTACCCCAAGTGGATGCGAGCGCACGAGAACCTGAAGACCCCGGTCGGAGTCTGACCGGCGTCTGAAGAGGGGCCACACCATCTGGTGTGGCCCCTCTTCCCATGTCTGCATCTCGGAAGGACCAATGCCACGCGCACCACCACGACGGTGAGTCACACCGCCAACCACCCAGAACAGGAGAGACCCATATGCCAAGACACCGCTTCGTGATGGATCTGCAAACCAAGGAGCCGCTCACCGACCGGCAGCTCATGCAGATTTCGAAGCAGGCCGACGACTTCGTGAAGGCCGTCGCCACCGATGAGATCACCGAGAAGGACGTGCAAGTGACCTTCCACCACGGTCACCTTCACGTCAGCACCGACGAATCCGCCTGCCACACCTGCCGCGCACTCTCCCGCGACGGCAGAAACTGAACTTCCCTTCCAGCACACACCCTCCAACAGAAGGACTCAACACAGCAATGACTGTTGACCAGCAGGTTGAAAAGGCTCGTACGCTCCGAGTGGACACCTCCAAGACGGACGAGCAGAAGCAGCGCGAGCAGATCATGGACCTGCTCTCCGCTGCCTCGGGAAAGCTGACCACCAACGAGACCGGGATCGCGTTCCACGTCGCTGACTCCGAAGCGCCGCTGATCTCGATCCGTCAGGGGACGGCACCGGCTCGTGCCGCCGTCTTCCTCAACGACTACGTGGTCTCGCAGGCCAAGGAGGCGGTCTTCGAACTGCCCCCGGAGATCCGCTGCCGCCCGATGGACGGCGCGGTGAACCTCGACGCTCTGCTTCGCCGGATCTACGGAATGGGTTCCGTGGGCAAGGAGCAGCGTTCCATGTTCGGCACCACCCCGCCGATGACCCTGACCGTGGAGACGGGTCTCGGCCAGCACGCTTCGGTTCCGTGGGGTCTGATCGACTTCCCGGACTTCGAAGGTGAGCTGTACCTGGGCGAGAAGACGGACCCCGTGTACGGGCTCCTCTTCCACGCCTACGTCAAGTGCCCCAAGAAGTACGAGGCGCAGATCGAGGGCTTCTGGAAGCTCCTGGAAGACCAGATCAAGAACCACTCGATCTACAAGGGCAAGGCAATCGTCGGGGTGGGCAAGACCAACCGCGACGGTTCCTACGAGCACCCGAAGTTCATCGACCCGTACGCCATCGACCCCAACAAGGTGGCGTACAGCCAGGATGTCTTCGACGCGCTTCGCGCCTCCGTCTGGGGTCCGATCCGCACCGCGCTCCTTCAGCGTGCGGCGGGCCTCTCGCTCAACCGCAAGACGCTGCTGGCCGGAACCTACGGCACCGGAAAGTCTCTCGCCGGTGGCCTGACTGCCCGGACAGCAGTGAACAACGGCTGGACGTTCATCCAGGCGAAGACCGGCGACGAGGATCTGTCGATGGTCCTGCGCACCGCCGAGATGCTGGCCCCCACCGTCGTGTTCATCGAGGACATCGACATCATGATGCAGGCCGACCCCAAGAAGATGGCCGAGCTGCTGGAGCAGTTCGACGGGGTGTCCTCCAAGAACAAGGAGGTCATGGTTCTCATGACCTCCAACTTCAAGGAGTCCATGTCCAAGGGCATGACCCGTTCGGGTCGTACGGACGCGATTGTCGAGGTTGGCGACCTCGACGCCGAGGCCATCTCGCGTCTGCTGCGCAACGCTTTCGAGAACCAGACGCCGTACGACTCGGTGGACGATGACCGAGGCGTCTACGAGTCCATGAGCAAGGAGATCACTCGGGAGGATCTGTACCTCCCGGAGAACATGCTCTCCAGCGACGTGGACTTCGACCGGGTGCAGGCGGCGATGGAGGGCTACGAGCCCGCCTTCATCATGGGCACGTTCAACCTCGCCAAGTCGAACGGCATCGTTCGCACGGAGTCGTTGAACTTCAAGCTCACGACGGAGGACTTCGTGCTCGCCGCGAACACCCTCAGGAACCAGCACGAGACCCACAAGAACGCATCCGACCGACCTGCGGTGGACGTTCTGGGTCAGGTGCTCACGACGGTCATGGAGGAGGCCGCAGCCACGGCCCTCCAGGACCACCGGGTGGACTTCCGCGAGAACGGCGACATTGTTGCTGTGGGCTGACGCTGCTTGTCTCTCCTACGTCGGTCTCGGCAGGGAGGAACAGTGTCAAGTTCGGACGGAGTTCACTCGGTCCGGCTCATCTAGCTAGGGTTCCTGCCCCTGGCGAAGATGGGCCAGGGAGGGAGCAGAGACGGCTGGTCCCCGCCTCTGAACCCGGCTAGGAAGGGAAAACCACGGGTGGGGCCTCTTAAGAGGCCCCACCCGTGTTCCGTTTCGTCGTTTCACCATAGGAGAGGCATGAACCTGAGAGAGCACTTTGAGAACAACCAGATCGAAGCAAGTGGCGTCGAGTTGGACCAAACCGAAGAGCAAGAACTCATCAGCGTTCTTCGGGACCTGATCGACCTTCAGCAGAAGAGCGCCGAAGAAGAAGACCCAGGCAAGCAGTTCTTCCCCTACACCGCTGAAATGGCCCTGGAGCTGGCTGGTCTGGCGTTCATCGCCGGGATGTCCTACCAGCTCTCGGAGCACCCCGACAGCAGCGTTGCGGTAGACGCTGCCAACGAGGACGACGGGAAGATCACCCTGCGGGTGTCGCCTGACACCGCTTCGCGACTGATTGAGTTCCTCTTGGGCGAGGGCTGACCATGTTCGCGGCGATGGTAAGGGCAGCGCGGAAGAGGGCGCGGAAGATCGTCGCGTTCTTCAAGCGGATGTTCGTGAACGCACCACGTAACGAGTACGAGCGGGTCCTCTTCGACGCTGCGTACTCACTCGGATCTCAACTACGCAGGGGACTAGCAGGATGAGTGATCTGTCTGAGCAGTTGCAAGAAGCACTGACCGGTGAGAAGTCCGTCGAGGACGTGATCCGGAAGCACAGGGAAGAACTCCCCGCCCAGGAGGAGTACAGCCGGGTGTCGCATGACTTGGCGAAGACCCTGATCAGGTCGGCTCGGTACCACTTCGCTGGTGCTGCCGAGTGGGCTACCGGTCAGGACGCGGTGGAGACCACCGCTGAGTACCTGGAGGCTGACCTGCTGACCTACGCCGTGAAGGCGCTGGCCAGCGGGATCACCGTCATCAAGTCCGAGCACACGGACTACGACGGGATCTTCGATGACATGGATGTGACCATCCGTTCGGGGTTGGAAGCCATCAGGATCGCCACGGACTACGACTCCATGCGAGTGGTGCGGGACTTCCTCGCGCAGACCACCATTGCCTTCGCACACATGACTGGCTTCCGTCAGGCCGAAGGCAAGGAGACCAAGCACGTCTGGGATGTCTGGTACGGCGTCCTCGGATCGTGCGCGATGCAGATGTACCAGACCGGGATCACTCTCGCCCAGAAGTGGCGCGAGCAGGAAGTCCTGGAAGGCATTGTCCGGGCAACGCAAAGTGAGGTATCTGAATGAAGAAGCGCATGACCCACGCGGAGTTGGACCAGTTCTACACCAACGTCCGCTCCGCACTGATCAACCTCGCGGAGACGGGGAACGTCGCCGCGAAGGACATCACCCGGCTGTTTCGTGGTGAGTTCTACTACTACGTGACCTTCACCAAGGCGGCCCCCGAGCTGGGCGTCTCGTCTCGGGACGGCTACGTGGTCCTGGTGGGGATGAAGGACCAGGAGGAGGCGGATCGCCTTGCCTCGTCCCGGTTCGACGGCTACATCTCGAAGGTGGCTGCGGAGTACGAGTTCACCACCTCGTTCTACCGGGACGGTGAGTTCGGTCGTCTCCCCGAGGAGCCGACCTCATCGAAGGAGCCGGTCACTCTTGACCAGTGACCGCGCTTGACCTAGAGTTACCTTCGTCAACAGCAAACAGGTAGTGGTGTGGTAACCACGGAGTGTTTGGGGTTGGTGCAGTTGGTGCAACACAGCTCGGGAAACTGAAGTACCGAGAGCCGTTGAGGGCTTCCCAGAAGCCGTGGCGCACAGCCGCCCCCCAAGGGTAGTGCGATAGCCACAGCCCCCTCGTGACGACAGAGAAGGGCCGCAGGAGTGATCCTGCGGCCCTTCTTTCGTTTTCGGATCTAGTAGGAGAGACATGCCCGAAGAACAGAACGAGTCTAACCCGCTCATCGCCGTCCTGATCCAGATGGACAAGGACATGGAGGCGCTCGGTGATGCGCCCTTCAGCCCCGAGACTGAGCTGGGCCTGCCCGATGAGGTGTTCATCGAGTACGTGCGAACCACGGTGCTCGATCTCATCAAGCACACGCAGGGACAGATCGACATGGACGACCTCGGCTACCTGGTCACGGTGGCCACCGTCGTCGGCTCCCGACTGGAGAGGAGCAAGAAGTGAGCAGGCAAGTCCTGATCACCTCCGGTGACCGCCAGATCGGTGGCGGGGTCTTCCCGGAGTACAACAGCGCCAATGAGAAGGCCCTGGGATCCGACATCCAGATCTACGTGGACGGTCACATGGTCAGTCGCTTTCCCGTTCCTTCCAAGCTGATCGACACGGAGCCCGATGACATCGGGTCTCAGGTCGAGGGTGTCACTCGCAGCATCTCTCGGCAGTCGGTCTTCACCAAGATCGGCCCTAGTCGCTGGGCCGTGGAGTACGTGGACTACCGGGGCAGACAGTGCAACGACGTGGTGCGCTGGAACGACATCGTGTGCTACCGGGTGATCCGTCCCCAGCCCAAGGAGCCAGACCTGCCCGAGCCGCAGGGTTGGTGCGCAGTGATCAAGACCGACTGCCACGAAGGTTGTCTGTCTACTCAGCTCTTCGCTCGTTTGCAGTTCAACGAGTCAGACGTGGAATGGGTGTGCAAGGGCTGCGGCCATGAGTACTCCTGGTCGTACCTGACCGGGGATGCTCCTGCCGTCGAGATCATCTCGGAGGGGTTCTGATGGCCTACGACCCTCGGTTCCCCGACCGGCCCCAGACTCCGGAGTTCGACAAGCTCTCGGAGCTGGCGATCCACCAGGACGGGCTCGGACCCGGTGACTTCCTCACCGAAGACGAGCTGAACGCACTGATCTACATCGCCAAGAACCGCACCGCGTTCGCGGTGCTGTCGCTGGGCAAGGAGGCGGCGAACATGTCCATCTACATGGACGCCTTCATCCTCGGGTTGCAGTACGGGAGGGAGAAGCGATGATCCTGATGATCTTCGCCGTCTCCATCATCGCGCTGGGCTTCCTCGCGATTGCGGGTTCGGCCTACGCCAGTCGGACCAGTCGCTTGGACAGGGCTGAGCGCAATGAGTTGCGTGCGCTCCGGACTCTGATGGCTCGGATCGATCAGCTGGCCTACACCCATCGGGATCTGGACTCGGCGCTGTCGGTCCAGATCATCGATGAGATGAACAAGACCCGGAGACATCTCCGGTGAACACCCTGGTGGCACCGGGCATGGTGTGGGACTTCCGCTGCCATGCCCGGTGCAACCGGCGCTACACGTCCAGCGACAGCCTCAACCAGACCTACTGGGACATGCGTGAGGCTGGCTGGCTGGTCTGTCTGAGTGAGGGCGGCTACGAGGAGCGGGTCTACTGCCCCGCTCACTCCGAGGAAGCGCCAGACCCCGACACCGAGGGGTCCTTCTTCCAAGTGGAGTGCGACTCCTGTGACCTGGAGATCGAGTGCTTCACCGAAGAGGACGCCGAAGAAGAGGTCCGGTATCACGAAGATGAGCACGACTGCGACTGCTGCTGGCACCACTGCACCATCTACACCGCAGATGAGGTGGCAGAGCGTCGCGCCAGGTGGAAGCTCTACGAGGCCGAATCCAGTCTCCGTAGAGAGCAAGTTGATGCGTACAACCAGTACATCGACTTCCTGGTCAGAAGAGACCAGGACAACAGAAGGAGAGACATGGAGTTGCAGGACTCCCCCACCCCCATCCTGAGGTGGGAGCTGAGGCACAAGGCTGAGATGGCTGTGGTGATCACCCTGGCCGTCTTCATCGCGCTGATGCTCCTGTCCGGCTGCGGGGCAGGCAAGTACACCGAGAAGTACAAGGACGCGCAGCGAGGAGCCACCAACTCCTCGCCCGCCGACACCGGCACCATGCCGGACGGCTTCTCCAACTTCGCCTCCAAGTGCGACCACGGCAACCGGGTCTACACGCTGTTCCACGAGGACGGCGCGTACGGCTCCCTCGCAGTGGTTCCGAACGCGGAGGGGTGCTGACATGCCGCGCCGAGTACCAACCAAGGCAGATGTCGAGGCCGAGCTGAAGGTCTTGCGGACCGAGCACGAAGCACTGAAGACCAGGTACGACAAGCACCTGAAGGAGATCGGTGCGGTGGCCATGCGCTACGCCACCGACCACGACTGGTGCGAGACGGTCGAGGAGGCACTGGAGGAGGCGAAGGTGCCGATTCCCAGGACCGAGATCGAGTTCGAAGTGACCTTCGCCTACACGGCCAAGTCCCGCAGGGTGTTCGACAACCCGGAGGACGCCGCTGAGTTCATCAACACCTCGACGATGAACTCCGACTTCGATCTCCAGCTGGACTCCGACTTCCAAGATGTGGAGAAGCAGGGTTACATGCCGAGCATCAAGGTGGTGAGCCTCAAGTGAGGATCTCCGAGGGCACTCCCACCGGGATTCCGGGCTCCAAGATCCAGTCGCGCTGGACCCTGGTGACCCCGGATCTGGCCAAGCTCTACATGGTGGCCAACGTGGACAACCGCACCATGCGAGCCAAGCACCTGGACCGGATCGTTGACGACATGAACAACGAGCGGTTCTTCACCACTCACCAGGGCATCGCCTTCGATGAGGACGGCAAGATGATCGACGGTCAGCACCGCTGTCAGGCGATCATCGCGTCGGGCAAAGGCCAGTGGCTCCTGGTCACTACTGGACTGCCTCCCCAGTCCCAGCGAGTGATCGACGGCGGGGCCAAGCGAGCGGCGCACGACATGATGCCGGGAAAGTTCAAGACCGTCCGCTCTGCGGCGATCCGGGCCTACCTGGCGATCGATTACTGCAACGGGGAGTTCACCGGCTCCCAGCTGTCGTTCGCAATCCAGCAGATCACCGCTGCCGCGATCCAGGAAGCCTGGGACGACTTCGACGGTATCGAAGAGCTGGCCTCCATCGCGGTGGAAGCGGCACGCAACGTGGCTACCTGTGGTGGTTCTTCACTGCTGGTCGCCGGACTGGTCTACCCGGATACCGCCAGGGAGTTCCTGGAGGGCATCCGCACCATGTCGGGGCTGGAGACCGGTGATCCCCGTCTGGCTCTCCTGAAGTTCCGAGGAGGAGTCAAGAGGATGCAGTCCTCAACCGCTGCCGTGGTGTGCATCAAGGCCGCGAAGGCGCTCAACAAGGGGAGGCCGCTGACCGTCATGCGGTTCTCCGCTACGGAGAGGGTGAAGATCTGATGCCCGAACGCTGGGAGCAGCACCCGCAGCAGAACCTCGCGGAGACCAGTCAGGAGATGCGACGTGTGCTCACTCCCGAGCAGGCGTTCATGACCGGGGCTCTGAAGGGCTGCACGATGCGCCCGGACTTCCCACTGAAGATCCAGGACATCACGCACGACCAGACGAACGAGGGTGACTACCTCAACCGCTTCACCGTCACCCTGTTCAGCGGCAAGAAGCTCCGAGTGACCGTGGAGGTCGAGGAGTAGGTGTACATCACTGGCTGGTGCAGTACCGGCCACCACGAGGGCAGGGTTTTGCAATGGTCAAAGCCCTGCCCTCGTGTGATTGGCGAGAGGAAGTGTCAGTGTGCCTGTCACCAAGGACCAGCTCCAGAAGGCCAGGGACAAGCAGCGAGCGGAGATCGTAAGCCTGCTCCGCGAGCTAAGAGACGAACTAACCGACGCAAGTGAATGGACCCCCAAGCGAGGCGTCTGGAACATGGCGATCCTCGCTGCGGAAGGTCGGTTCGACAAGAAGAGGAAGAAAGTAGGAGAGACAACAAGTGAAGAGAACCATGATCGCCTTGGCGATCCTCTTGGGAGTGACGCTGACGGGTTGCGCAACAGCTAGCACTCCCCCCGACCTGATCGCCCTGCACTACTCGGGCGGTATTGGCTCGGCCAAGAAGTTCCAGGGCTGCCTCGACCCCAGCAGCCGTTCGGGCTTCGACCCTGGCGACAAGTACATCGGCTACCCGACTCGCCAGGTCTCGTACGACGCCACTGGTGGCAGCGGAGCAGAGTCCGCTGCGTTCACCGTGGTGAGCAAGGACAACGCGGAACTGAGGGTGCCGGTGACGGTGACCTTCAACCTGATCACGACTTGCGACACCCTGCGCAAGTTCCACGAGACGCTGGGAGCCCGCTTCGCGGCTGGCTTCGACCCCAGTGGTACGTCGGCTGACGCTCCTGATGGCTGGCGGAACCTGCTCAACTACGTGATCGGCAAGCCGCTGGACACCACCCTGGACCGGGTGGCGCAGAACTACACATGGCGGCAGGTCTGGAACGACCCCCAGGTCAAGGCAGCGCTGGAGAAGGAAGTCAACGCCAACATCGATGACCTGGTGGCCCGCCAGGCTGGTGGCGAGTTCTTTGAGAACTTCAACGTCTTGATCATGAAGCCAGACCCGGTGGACCCCGGCCTGAAGCAGTCGATTGCCGATGAACAGGCGAACATCGCGCAGGCCAACGCGCAGACAGCGAAGGCCAAGGCTGACGAGGCTACCGCCAAGGCACAGGAGAGGCTGGCCCGCGCCCAGGCGCGGACCAAGGAAGCTGAGATCCGTGGGTTCGGAGGCATCGACAACTACCTGCGGTATCAGTGCATCACCACCCCCACCTGCGGCAATCCGTTCCGGGACCAGTTCCTGTACGGCGGAACGCCGCAATCTTCTACCCAAGGAGAGACGCAGTGACGAAGATGATTGATGAGATCGGGACACTGGCGGCTCTGCCGCCAGTGGTAGTCGAGCGCCCAGCGCAGACTGTGATCCGAATCCTGGACCAGTTGGTTCACGAGAAGGGTCCCGACTACGTGTACCCCTACTCCGACAGCGAGAACTGCATCTACGTGGAGAGGATCACTCCCGGACGCAACCCCGACGAGGTGTACGACATGGCTGACCTGGATGACTCCATGTACAGCCTGCCCCGCCCCGTTCCCGCGCCCGAGGATGAGCTGGCCCCCAGCTGCATCCTCGGGCATCTGTGTGTCCGGCTGGGCACACCGATCACTGAGTTCGCGGTCGGCGGCGAAAACTACTCGGGCTGGGGAATCGGCCACGCCCGTCACTTCCCCGAGGAGTGGAAGGAAGACTCCCAGTTCTGGCCGATGATGACGGCACTGCAACAACTCCAGCACAAGCAGGACAACGGGCTGTCCTGGGGGGAGGCAGTGGAAGCCTTCAAGAAGGCCATGGAGGTCGCATGAGGGCGGCACTCCTGGAAGGTGAAGAGGGCCACGTCTGTCACTCCTGCGACAAGATCTACCTCGGTGGTCCCGGAGACTTGAAGACCGTAGAGAAGCTGGCGGACGACTACCCCGAGGGCACGCCCTTGGAGGACTTGTCCACCTACACGTACTACTACTGCAAGGACCCGCGTGGTGCGTGTGAGCTGACCGAGGACGACATCACCTTCATCTCCGAGGTCTGGGAGTGCGGGGAGTGCGAGAGCCTCCACGCCAGCGTCCAGCAAGCGATGGAGTGCTGCACATGATGTACATCTTGATCTTCATCATCGGGCTGGCCTGCGGCTACCTGATCTGCAAGATCCGTGAGGAGTACCTCTACCGACTGGAGGTCAACAAGGTCGGAGAACACGAGCACCTGGACTGACCCTGAGGGGCCAGCCACTCTTCGGAGTGGCTGGCCCCAATGGGCTTTTTTTTGTGCCCAAAAACAGGTCACACCAGCCCCATGCGTCACTCGATGGACAGGGCCAGATCTCCCGCGTGCAGCACGTAGCCACCGCCGTTCACCACGATCACCCCGTTGGGATCGGGAAGTCGGCCCCAGGCTCGGAGCTTGCCGCCCACCTTGTGGTTCCAGATGCCGAAGTGGGTGAGTCGGTTCTCGGGTAGACCGACGAACTTCACGTCCTCCAGGGTCCAGATGGCGCGAGAGGACGGGTCTGAGAACACCGCCTGGCGACGCAGGTAGCCACCACCGTCGATCTCACCACGGCCTAGTCCGTTCAGGGACGGGGACTCGTAGTGCAGGGAGATCCAGGCGTTGTCAGCCACGCAGGCCAGCCACGCATGTACGAGGTCGTCATCGAAAGCACCGTCAGCCATTACTGGGTTCCTGGTTCTACTCGGTACATCCGGCCCATGAAGTAGACCGGCTCGTCTCCCTGTTCGTCACAGAATATCTCCAGGAACAGACTGCCAGCCTCTTCGAAGTTCGCAGTGTTGGCCTTCTGCGGGTCGAACAGCTGGGAGTTGTTCCACTGCCAGACCGTCTCATCCTGGAGCAGTCCGGTGCGCTGTGCGCCGCGAGAGAACCGGCCAGGGGAGAAGCCAGCGGGCTCGTAGTAGTTGCCCCAGCCCACCACGATGCTGGAGTTGCCCCGAGGAGTCAGCTGCTGGACGTACTCGTTCACCACCCCGTTCTGGTCCACCTGCTCCCAGGCGTTCTCGATGAACGGGTTGGACTGCCCCTGCGCGTAGGTCACCGAGGTGCCTCGCGGCTTCAGCCAGTTGATCTGATCCGGGTTCACCGGGAAGACCGGCATCGCATCCGGACCCACTCCGTTGGTCTGGTACAGCGAGACGTGGAACCGCACCGGCATCACATTGCCGTTCTTGTCGTACGCCGCGATCTGGGTGAGTCGGATCGAGCCCTGCTGTCCCATCCGGATCGGGATCGCCAGCCGCTTGTTGCCGTTGCGAGGAGCCCCGGCCCAGTTGTTGGTGGAGTTGGCGGGGTCGGTCGGCCCGATCTTGATGTAGTAATTCGGGTACTTGCTCGGCGGGTACTTCCGCGTCCAGTCCTCGTAGGGGAACGTCGCCGTGGTCGGCAGCTTCTGGAGGAAGAAGTCCTTGGCCGACAGACCACCGCCAGAGGGGATCATTCCCGAGCCCTCGCGGTAGCTCCAGGGGTACAACAGGTCTTGGATGGTGTTGGAGTACTTCCCGGTCTGCAAGGCCCGCAGAGGGCTCAGAGCGTCCCGTGTGCGGGCACGCACCTCCTCCACGGTGAGCACGTCGCGGTACTTGGAGTCCACGGTGAGGGTGACGGTCAGGTCGTTGAAGTTGGTGCTGGCCTGGGTGACGTGGACCAGCAGCCCCTCCTTGATCCCGAAGAAGCCGAACAGTCGCAGCGTCACCCCGGCCTTGATCAGCATCCGAGGGAACGGCTGTCCGGAGGCCAGTCGCGGGTCGGTCTGCAAGGTCAGGGTGCCGGTGACTCCAGGGTCCGCGAACCGTTGGAGCTGAGCCTGCGCCACCCGCTGTGCGGCGACCTCATCGAGACCGTCGCTGAACCGGATCATGGTCTCGTGCGGCTGGATGTTGCGGTTGAACACCGGGTTGGCCTGGCGAGGGTAGACCTGCGGGGACCAGGCGTAGGGCTTGAAGTCGGTGTTCTGGCCGTTCGGGGAGACCACCATCCCGGAGTAGGTGATCCCCGACTCGTCCTTGCCCTGGCCGTAGATGGTGTTGGCCCGCTGGGAGAAGTCCTTGGACCCCTGGAAGCTCACGCCAGGAGCGCCCAGGGTGACCTCCAGGATGCTGTCGGAGTCGTCTGCTGGTGGCCGACGCAGGTACAGCTCGGGCTTGCGGTTGCCGTTGTTGCGGACGCTCCACTGCGAGGAGCCCTCATCGAACATCGTGGTCAGCAACGACTGCACGAAGCCAGAGAGCACCGGCTCCCAGGACCCGGTGGATCGCGAGGTCAGTCCGGTCCACTTCTGCCCGGTGGTGACTCCAGCGGGCTTCAGCATCGAGAGGTAGTTCGGCTCATCGAACTCGGGGACCTTGGTGGCCCAGTTCGCCGGGAAGGTCACCTTCAGTTCGCCAAGCCGACTCGGGTGGATGGTCTGGTCGAAGACGCGCTTGATCAGGATCTCGTAGGGGATCGGACGACGCGGGAAGGACGGCTTGGCCATGAAGTTGTCCAGGGCGAACAACGCCCCCTTCAGGTCGATGGTGAAGCCAGAGTCGGTCCCGGAGAAGGCGAAGTCGTAGGAGGTGATGAACCCCTCCCAGCTCCACTCGTAGTCGTAGGGACCGGTGTTCTGCCACACGATGTCGATGTCGCAGTCCGGGACCAGCCAGTCCAGATCACCGAAGCCGGGAGTGTCGAAGATAGTGATCTGCGAGCAGGACAGGGACGCGGTGGTGTCGGTGAACGGGTCGGCAGTGTTGGCCTCTCCGATCACGATGGGTGCGCCACGGAAGATGGTGATCTCCCGACGTAGACCACCGGGCGGCTTGGCGAAGATGCGGAAGTAGCCAATCGAGTTGGTGTCTACCGCCTGAGCACTCAGCGCCTTCACTTGTCACTCCCGTAGACGCTCGACAGCGTGGCGAACTCGGACTTCATCTCCTGGGCGCTGAGTCGGTCCGGGTAGATACCCAGGTCCAGCATCGCCATGTCCGCAGTGTGCAGGATGTTCCCGTTGGTCCGGCCCAGCACCACCCGGCTGTCCAGGGGCACGACTTGATCACCGATGTTCACGCTGGCTCGGCGGATGTTGGAGGGACCACGACCCGCGTAGATCGTGGTGTAGGGACGACCGACTGTCATGCCGATCATGATCGGCGCGGTGGAGGACAGCAGGTCGGAGACGGACAGCACGTTGGTCCGCTTCGACTGGTCGGTCTCCAGGTACAGCGATGTCCCCTGGAGAGTCAGTGAGATCCAGCCCCCATTCGGCTTCTCCACCATCGCCTGTCCTGGAGCGGGAGTAGGCGTTCCAGGACACCACAGACCGGAGTAGGGCACCGCGAGGTTGTTGCCGTAGACCGAGTTCAGGCTCAGGCACATCACCACCGAGTAGCCAGAAGCTCCAGCCAGCATCGGTCCCAGGTCGGCCCACATGTGTTCGAAGGAGTCCGCGTCGAAGTTCAGCGCCGCAGCGGTGAAGGACTCCTCGTTGACCACGTACTCGTAGTCATCGATGTAGGTAGGTGCGTACTCCGGTGAGGTGATCCAGTTGATGGCCATCTCGCTCTGGTACGGACCCCAGCGCAGCACGGTGGTGTCGTAGAGGTCGTCATCCGCGATCCAGCGCACTGGTGCTCCGGTCTCGACACCACGCGCCTGTTCGCGGTAGGCCAGTACCTCACCGGTGGCCACGATCTTGGTGCTCGCGTGGATGTCGTAGGCAGGCTCGGCGGTAGGCCAGCCGTTGGCGATCCGGTACGGGTCGGTCTCCCAGTACGCCATCCGCATCGGGTAGAGCCCACCGGGCAGTTCCGAGATCTGCTTGGGGATGTAGCGACCGTTGACCCGAGCCTGGGTCAGAATGTCCACCTTCCCCGCAGAGAAGGACTTGACCGCCATCAGAAGTCCTCGTCGGTGTAGAAGGGACCCAGCTCGATGACCAGCTCGTCGGTGCCCATCACCACCTGGTCTCCTGCCGCCACGTAGTCAGCCTGCTCCACGGAGCCGACGAAGTAGACGTAGCCGTCCACCTCGGCGTTGCACACCGCCCAGTAGTTGATGCTGCCCCAGTCGGTGATCGCGGTGATGAAGGGCAGGTCGATGGCGTTGGAGGTGATGTGCAGGAACCCCTCCGAGGCGGTCCAGGACGCCGCGTCGTTGGGGATGGCTACCCGCTGGTACCCGGTCTCCACGTCCGGCTCATCCAGCTCCGCACCCGAGACGTACGGCGTGGGCGCGATGTCCTTGATGAGCGCCAGGTAGAAGGTCTGCGGCGGCTCCGCTGTACGACCGAAGAAGGACCGCAAGAGCTGCCCCGCACCCCACAGCGTGAGCCGTCCTGCCATCAGCCGATCCTCTCCCTGGTGATCTCCGGATAGCGCGGCACGGTGAAGGTGCTCAGTGCCATCTGGCTGTGCGTCCAGACCTGTCCTCGCGAAGAGGCAGCCTCAGCCAACTGACAACGCCAGTACTCACGGTACTCGTTCTGGGTCCAGCGAATCCGGTAGTCGGGCTGTTCGAACAGCTCCTCCAGGAAGAAGAAGTTGTCGTTCAGATCGGTCTGGGTGTTGCCGTAGACCCACACACTGATGGTCTCGTTCACCATGTCCGGGACCGCGTGGACCAGGTAGTTGCCGCCCAGGACCGGTGAGGTCGCGGTGACCTTGCGCCAGGTCTTGGTGGTGCTGTCGCGGGTGTTCTGGGCGTTGATCCGGAACCGCTCGGTGTCGTTGAGGTTGACCCACTCCCCGCCGTAGCTGATCTCCACGGCGAGGTAGTCCAGACCCTCCTGATCCGGGTCGTTGACGGCGAAGGGAACGTGGCGCAGCTGCATCTCAGTTCCTTCCCGCCAGCACCGGCTGAGTGAGCGCCGCAGTCCGCTGCCGCTGCCGCATCGAGTTGACGAAAGCGTTGGGGTCGTTGGCCTGCACAGTGATCGCTCCGGTGAAGGTGGTGGATCGGTCGATCTGGTAGTTGTAGTAGGTGTGCCCCGACATCATCGGGGTCGATCCAGCCACCAGACCCTGCTTGGCCTCGTTGCCAGCCGAGGACTTGGAGATGATGCTGGCGATGAAGTCAGCGCCTCGGTCGTTCAGCGGGATCACCGCCTCCGGGCCACGCTCACCCACGCCGATGGTCTGCGGCCCGGTGAAGATGGACCCGTCCCCGTACCAGCCCTGACGCTGCCAGGTAGCCCAGGCCCCGTTCGGGTCGTGGTAGCGGTCGCGGATGTACCGCATCCCGTAGACCGACTGGAGCCACGGGTCGGAGGTCTTCTTCCCGCCGTAGTTGCCCCAGGTGCTGTTCAGGAACTGGAACATGCCGTAGGCAGTGGAGTCGGGGTTCTGAGCGGTGTTGCGGAACCCAGACTCGTGGCTGACCAACTGGTACAGCGAGGGCCACTGGTTAGCCCAGCCAGCCTGAGTCATCGCACGTCGCACCAGGCCCTGGTTGTCCAGGTTGCCACCGGGCTCGTCCGGAGTCGGGCCGAGAGCCATCGCCAGCGCGTTCCCGCTGTTGGGACGACCCAGGGCGTGGACCAGCTGCCGGTACCGCTGGTGTGCGAACCGGTTGATGATTCCGGAGATGTCCCCGCCAGCCAGCGGGTGCAGTGCAGCCATCGAGGCCGCAGCCTGCTCCGCGTGCGGGTACCGCTTGCGCACCAAGTCCTGGAAGGAGCCACCAGACCCACTGCCGGGAGCACCAGTGAGCCCCTTGTTGCCGACGAAGGGCAGGTTCCAGGACCCGTTCTTCAGCTCAAAGTGCAGGTGCGAGGTCGGCGGCGAGCCAGTGTTGCCGTAGTCACCGACGTAGCCAATGGTCTGACCGGCTCGGACCAGCTGACCCGCGATGCCCTGCACGATGGCGGACATGTGCGCGTACAGGGTGTTCTGGCCGTTGCCCTGGGAGACCATCACGCCGCGCCCGTAGGAGGTGTCGCTCCCGTAGTCGAACGGGTGCGCCACACCGGACTTGTAGGCCACGATGGGCTTGCCGTAGTCGGCACGCCCCGGCCAGTTGAGGTCACCGGCCCAGATGTCGGATGAGTAGCCAGTGTCGTGCTGCTTGATGGAGCTGGCACCCGGCAGCGGCATCACGCCGCCCATCCAGAACTGCCGGGAGCGAGCCCTGCGGTTCATCTGCTGGACCGCAGCGGGACCACCAACCGCATCCACCCACTCCGGGACCATGATGGCCTCGCCACCAGCCAGGTGCAGATCACCGTGCTGGGGAGAGTAGAAGTGCATGTTGTCGCTGCCCACCGAGCGCGGCGCGTTCAGCACACCACCGGCAGCAGCGCCACCGGGCATCACCGCGTTGGCCTGACCCTGACCGGAGCCAGCTATGCCGGGAAAGCCGGGGTTGGAGGTAGACCCACCGTGCGCGACTGCGTGCGGTGCCTTGTAGTCCACTCCGAAGATGTCCGCGAGCGACTGCATGATGTCGCGGGCAGCCGGGTCGGTGGACTGCTTCAGGTTGCGGAACTCCGCGAGCACCGCACGAGCCTGCCGCTGGGCGTGCCCCGAGAGTCCGTCCACCGACTTGGTGAGGATGTCTTCGAAGTTGCCGTCGATGGTCTTCGCAGACCGAGCCAGGTCCGCAGCCGCTCGGTCCATGGAGGTGTTGAAGGAGGTCTCCATGCGGTCCATCGAGGTACCGAAGTCGGTCGCCTGACGATCCATCGAGCGGTTGAAGTCGTTGTCCTGCTGGTCCAGGGACCGGTGGAAGTCCTCGCGGCTGCGAGCCATCTGGGTCTGGAAGTCCTCCTGGGCACGCCGACGCTGGAGCCGGTAGCTCCGAGTCATCTCCTGCCAGTCGGTGGAAGACTGGTCGGTCACCAGAGACCGAGCCGCCTTCAGTCGCTTGGACACCTCGTCGTTGAACTGCTGGATCAGACGCGGGTTCTGCGCCACGTCCGAGACCATCCGGGCCAACTGCTGGGCGTTGGCCGGGTCGGTGAGCCCGAGCTGCTGGATGGTGTTGTTGTTCATCCCCAGCGAGCGCAGCCGGTTCAGGTCCCGCTCCTGGCCACGCATCGCCTGGAGCTGGTCCTGGGCGTTGTTGAGCAGCCAGCCCGCCGAGGAGGTCTGCTGGACCGGAGTGCGCTGGTAGATGTTCAGCGCCTGCCGAGCGGTCTGCTCGGTCATCAGCCGCACCTGGTGCTGGAAGTCCTCCTCCTGCCGACTCCGAGACAGGTGGAAGTCGTAGGAAGCCCGCTCCTCCTGGCGGTGGAACTCAGCGACACCACGACCACGCATCCGCTGGTAGTCAGCCTCGGCACGGGTGCGCTGGAGGTCGTAGTCGTTCTGGGCGTAGGTGCGCTGGAGGTTGTAGTCGTCCTCGCCACGCTGCCGAGAGATGTCGTACTCGCGCTGCTGGTACAACTGCTGCTTGAAGTAGTTGTACTGCTCCA